GTCGATTAGAAGTAGATAACGCTAGACAAGATGCAGAGAGAGAATATAGAAAAGCAATGGATGAGTTAACTGCCATGCTTTCAAAATTTGTTAATCCTGCATTAACTGTGTTGTTTAAAACATTAGGTGTGGTATCTAAAGTATTTTTGGGCATAGTAGAACTTTTTTCAACTTTTGGCGACATGATAGATTCTGTCATAGAAGGATTCAAAGGCATATTGTTTTGGTTTCGAGACAACCCTATTACACGAAAAGTATTGGGTTTAAAAGAAGTTAGTGCAGAAGAAAAGAAAGCATTTGAAGAAGAAAAGGCTGCAAGGCAAAAAGCAATTAAAGATCGTCAAGAAAGAAGATTTGCTAAGGAGCCAGTAAAAGAAGAAGCAAAACCGGCGGTTCCCGCAGCAGCACCTGCGAAGCCTGCACCAAGTGTACCTCCCCCAACTGCGCCCGCACCTGGTGCACCACCACCAACTGCACCTGTACCCGGTGCTCCTCCAGCAAAACCGCCGGCAGTTCCCCCAACTGCCCCTCCAGTAGCACCCGGTAAACCACCTGAAGCAAAACAAGATGTAAAAGAAAATCTTGCAAGTATTACAGAGTCTCTTAAAAAACGTGGTATAACAGATCAAAATTATATCAATGCTGTTATAGGCAATGTGATGAAAGAGTCTGGTGGTAAAGTTGTTGGTGAAAACTTAAATTACGGTAAAACAAGTAACGAGCGTATACGCAGTATTTTTGGTGAAAGAGCATCAAAATTTACAGACGTAGAATTAGATAAAATTAAAAAAGATCCTCAGCAAATGGCTGAGATGATGTACGGGGGAGAAACTAAGATCGGTAAAGGCATGGGCAATACCGAACCCGGTGATGGTTGGAAGTTCAGAGGTCGTGGTTATATACAGTTAACTGGTAAGAACAATTACGCTGCCGCAAGTAAAGCCATATTTAATGATGATAGATTGGTAAAAGATCCAGATTTAGTTAATGATCCTAAGATAGCAAGTGATGTTGTTGCATGGTATATGCAACAAGGACAAAAGAATATGGCCGGCAGACTTGGCATTGATGCTAAAGGTGCTATGAATAAGGAACAAGCACAATTACTAGCAACAAGTCAAATTGCAGGATTCGCAGTCAAAAAAGGATCAGGCTACTTAGGTAATGAAGTATTAACAAAAGTTTCGACATATGCCGATCAATATGGAGAAAAAGAGCCACCTAAACTTCAAGAAGGTGGTATAGTTAGCGCACCTAAAACAGGTATGTTAGCAGAATTACACGGTAACGAATTAGTTGCCCCATTAGATCCAAACTCATTGGTCGCTAAACTGTTAGTTGCACCTTTTAGTGAAATACAAAAAGAAATGCAAAAAACAATGGATGTTTCTAAAACGGAATCACCGGCACCTGCAGCAGGGTCACCAGAAGAAACAATGACTGCCATGATTGACATGCTTGCAACCAAGTTGGATACAGTAATAGATAAATTATCAGACGGTAATGACACCCAAGACAAGTTATTAAAGTATTCAATGGTCTAAAACTAAATACATAAAGACCTGTAAAACTATGACTTATAAAAAACGATTTGTTAACAAAAGTGGTATCTCTAGCCCAATTTCTGGCATAAACAGTAATACTGGCGGCTGGAACAACGGTGCCGGAATGACACAAACCACTGATGGTGGTTGGAACAACAATGATTTTGGATATAAAAATTATCGCAGTCGTTTACCAGAAGTCTATACAGGACATCCAAACCGCATTGAAAGATACAATCAATATGAAATGATGGATGTGGATGCAGAAATTAATGCATGTTTAGACATCATTTCTGAGTTCAGTACACAAAAGAATGAACATAATAAGACACCTTTTGATTTAGAATTTAAAGAAGAACCGACACAACATGAAGTAGAATTGTTAAAAACGCAGTTACAACAGTGGTGTAAACTTAATGATTTCGACACTAGAACTTTTAAATTATTCCGTAATACTATAAAATACGGCGATCAAGTATTCGTTCGTGACCCAGAAAATTTCAAGTTATACTGGGTCGATATGGTAAAAGTTATTAAGGTTATTGTCAATGAGAGTGAAGGTAAAAAGCCCGAACAATATGTTATCAAAGACCTTAATATTAACTTACAAAATTTAACTGTAGCACAAAAAACTAATACTGACTTTGCTGCCAATCCAGCAACAGGATTAGGTGGTACTGGTGGTGGAGCACAAGGTGGTGGATATACAGTGCCAAGTATGCCATATAACACATCAGGTAGTAGATTTGTATTAGGACAAAGTGAATCTGCCATAGATGCTAAACATATAGTTCATCTAAGTCTCACGGAAGGTTTAGATCGCTTTTGGCCGTTTGGTCAGTCAATCTTAGAAAACATTTTTAAAGTATACAAGCAAAAAGAATTATTAGAAGATGCGGTTCTAATCTATCGTGTACAACGTGCTCCAGAACGTAGAATGTTTAAGATTGACGTTGGTAACATGCCAAGTCATATGGCTATGGCATTCGTAGAAAGAATTAAAAACGAAATTCACCAGCGTAGAATTCCTAGTACTTACGGTGGACAAAGTGTTTTAGATGCTACATATAACCCATTAAGTATGAATGAAGATTACTTCTTCCCTGTCACAGCAGACGGCCGTGGAAGTAGTGTTGAAGTGTTGCCAGGCGGCCAAAACTTAGGTGAGATTGATGACTTGCGTTATTTTAATAATAGATTGGCTCGTGGACTTCGTGTCCCAAGTAGTTATCTGCCCACTGGCCCTGATGATAACCCAACTCCATTAAGCGACGGGCGTGTCGGCACAGCAATGATTCAAGAATTTAGATTCAATCAATATTGCGAAAGACTGCAAAAATATGTCAGTCAAAAACTTGATGAAGAATTTAAATTATTCTTGCGTTGGAGAGGTCTAAACATCGATAGTAACTTGTTCCAGTTACAATTCAATCCACCACAAAATTTTGCTGCTTACCGCCAAAGTGAACTAGATACTGCACGTGTAGCAACATTTACTAGTATCGAGGCTTTACCTTATATTAGTAAACGTTTTGCATTAGAACGCTTCTTGGGATTAACTGAAGAAGAAATTAGCAAAAACGAAAAATTATGGCGTGAAGAAAAAGGTAAAGAACAGGATGTTGACCCTGTAGGATCGGATCTACGAAGTATTGGCGTAAGCGTAGGTGATATTGAAGCCGATACTCAAGCAGGGGAAGAAATGGCTGAACCTGAAACGGGTGAAGAAGGTATGGAACCTGCGGGTGCAGTAGCACAAGACATGACACCTGGCGCGCCAGCAGCACCAAGCGCCGCACCTGGACAAATGTAAGATAAATAGTTGTATGAAACTTTTTGAAATGTTTGACAAAGCACCACCAGGTCTACAAGATTTAGACTCGGATAATAGCAAACCGGAGTGGCGCGAAAGTCGTAAAACTAAATTAACATTGCGACAAATACGCAAATTGCGTAGAATGAATGATGTCAGAAATTTTGAAAAAGCCAAATATCTTAAAAAAATTAAAGAGCAATACGGCACTACTCCAGCACAACCTGCTGCTTAAAAGCCTAATTTAGGCTTATTCTATAAAAAAGTGCAGAAAATACGCACTTATAACGCACTTTTCCTGAATATAGTGTAAATAATACTACACAAAGCCATTTCTATCAGGAGAAAAAATAATGGACAACAAAAAATTTGAACAACTCATTGAACTTATTATCAATGAGAATGAAGAACAAGCACGTGCGCTTTTTCATGATATCGTAGTTGAAAAGTCCCGCGAGATTTACGAATCTATGATGGACGAAGAAATGGACGATATGGAAGAGGGCTCAGGCATGCACGGTCAAGTTGGCGACTTATTAGACGAAATTAACGTTGAAGAAGAAGGCATGACCGAAGAAGAAGCAGACCTAGAAGTCGATGCTGATGACGGCGAAGAAGAATTTGATCTTGACGCTGAAGAAGGCGATGATGATATGGGCGGTGAAGAAGATTTAGAAGACCGTGTAGTTGACCTAGAAGATAAACTAGACCAGTTAATGGCTGAGTTTGAAGAAATCATGGGTGGCGATGAAGGTGGTGAAGAAGAATTCGGTGACGAAGAAGAAGGTGCCGAAGATATGATGGAAGATGACACTACCCCTGAAGAAGAAGGCATCGAGGAAGATGACGCTGTTATGGAAGCCGTTTCATTGAAGCAAGTCGGTGGTCAAACATACGACAAGTTTGGTAAAATGGGCGACAATGGTCAGAATTCTAAGTCTACTGTAGCGTTTAATAGTGGTGCTAAGGGTATGGCAAGCAAGCCAGTCGCAATGGGTCATGGTGCAGAATCTGTTCCAACAAGCCCAAAAGGTCCTAGCAATGCATACAGCAAAGGTGAGACACAAGTAAAGGGTGCAGGTTCATTTAAGAATGCTCCAGCACAAGCAGGTCAAGACTTAGAGAAGGCTCCTAAGCCAGTTACATCACAAGCAAGTGGTGTTAACACAAAGAGCGTTGTCGAGTCTAAAAAGACCGTTAAAAAGATTGTCAAGTAAGGAAATCTGAGAGCAATGGCTTTGTATCTCAAAGAGCATCTAACTTTCGACCGCGCCAATATGGTGGTCGAAAGTGAAGGTGATGGCGACAAGAAGAACCTTTATATGAAAGGTATCTTCATTCAGGGTGGGGTAAAGAACGCTAATGAGCGTGTTTACCCTGTTTCTGAAATTGAATCCGCTGTAAAAACTCTAAACGAACAAATAACAGAAGGCTATTCAGTCCTTGGTGAAGTAGATCACCCAGATGATTTGAAGATTAATTTAGACCGCGTATCACATATGATTACTCAAATGTGGATGGATGGTCCTAATGGTTTTGGAAAATTAAAAATATTACCTACTCCAATGGGTCAGTTAGTAACTACCATGTTGCAGAGTGGGGTCAAACTAGGTGTTTCAAGTCGCGGTAGCGGAAACGTGAGTGATTTGGATGGCCGTGTTAGTGACTTTGAAATAGTCACAGTAGATATTGTCGCACAACCTAGCGCACCAAACGCTTATCCAAAAGCAATTTATGAAGGCATGATGAATATGCGTCATGGTCATAAATTAATGGATATTGCTAAGGAAGCAAGAGGCGACAAAAAAGTAGAGAAGTTCTTGCGTGAGGAAGTAATGCGCCTCATCAAGGATCTTAAAATTAAATAAGGGGAACAAGCATGTTTGATGCTATCAAGCCATTACTTGAAAGTGGTCTTATTAATGAGGATGTTGGGCAACAGTTAAATGAAGCCTGGCAAGCCAAATTAAATGAAGCCCGCGAACAAGTTCGTGCAGAATTACGTGAAGAATTCGCACAGCGTTATGAACATGACCGAATTGTGATGGTTGAAGCCCTTGATAAGATGGTAACAGAAAGCCTTCAATCTGAAATTGAAGAATTTCAGGCTGAAAAGCAATCAATGAATGAAGACCGCGTTAAAGCACAACAAAAACTGCGTGAGAATGCAGTAAAATTCAATGATTTTATGGTAACAAAGTTAGCAGAAGAAATCAAAGAATTGCGTAGTGATAGACAAATTGCAAAAGAAAGCCAACAGAAGTTAGAACAATTCGTTGTTCATGCTCTTGCACGTGAAATTAAAGAATTCGCACAAGACAAAAAGGCTGTTGTTGAAGCAAAGGTCAAATTGGTTGCAGAAGGTCGCAAGCAACTTGAAGCACTAAAGACACGATTTGTGACTGAGAGTGCTAAGAGAATGAATGCTGCTGTGACATCTCAATTAAAGGGTGAATTAACTCAACTCAAGGAAGACATAAAAGTTGCACGTGAAAACAACTTTGGTCGCCGCATTTTTGAAAGTTTCGCAAGTGAATTCAGCGTAACTCATTTAAATGAGAAATCTGAAACTCGCAAACTATTGGCTCAACTAGAAGAAAAGAATCAACAACTAGAAGAATCTAAGAAAATGGTTGACGATACCAAGAAGTTGGTTGAAACAAAGGATCGTGAAGTTCGAATTATTAAAGAGTCTAACCTTCGTGAGAAGACAATGACCGAATTGCTATCTACTCTAAACGAGGAGAAAGCAACAGTAATGAAGAACTTACTAGAAAGCGTACAGACACCGCGTCTACAAGCCGCTTTCGATAAGTATCTACCAGCAGTTCTAAACACTGGTGCTGAGAAAAAGTCTACAAAGACTGTAATCAGTGAAAGCGTACAAGAGGTTACTGGAGATAAACAAACTGCCAAACAAGAAGTTGAGACAGAAGATAACAGCAATGTTATCGAACTCAAGCGCCTGGCAGGGCTTTAATTATAAAAGACATATAGGAGAAAATAAAAAATGTCCAAAGTTCTATTAGAAAGTCGTTGGGACGAGACCAAGGGAGCCCTACTAGAAGGCTTAAAAGGCACTCGCCGCTCAACAATGGGTGTTATTTTAGAAAACACTCGCAAACAGTTACTTGCTGAAAGTTCAGCAGGAACAACAACTGCAGGTAATATCGCAACATTAAACCGCGTTATTCTTCCAGTTATCCGTCGTGTAATGCCAACAGTTATCGCTAACGAGTTGGTTGGTGTTCAGCCAATGACCGGCCCAGTTGGTCAGATTCACACACTACGTGTTCGTTATGCTCAGTCATTAACAGACACATCAGCAGCTGCAACATCTGTTACAGCAGGTGAAGAAGCACTAAGCCCATTCAAGATTGCACAGGCTTATTCTCGCACACCATACGCAACCAGCACATCTTCTAGTTATACTGCTAACGATACAGCAGCACTTGAAGGTAATGGTGGTAAGCAAATTTCTGTTCAGATTCTACGTCAAGCAGTTGAAGCCAAGTCACGTAAGTTACAGGCTCGCTGGACATTCGAAGCCGCGCAAGATGCACAATCACAGCACGGTATTGATGTTGAAGCAGAAATTATGGCTGCATTAGCACAAGAAATTACTGCTGAAATTGACCAAGAAATTCTATTGTCATTGCGTACTCTAGCATCTACAGAGTTCACATACAATCAGGCAACAGTTTCTGGTACAGCAACTTATGTTGGTGACGAACACGCTGCTCTAGCAGTTCTAATCAATCGTGTTGCTAACTTGATTGCACAGCGCACACGCCGTGGCGCAGGTAACTGGGCAGTTGTATCTAGTGCTGCATTGACTGTTCTACAGTCTGCAACAACTTCTGCATTTGCACGTACAACAGAAGGTACATTCGAAGCACCTACAAACACTAAGTTTGTTGGTACATTGAACGGTGCAATGAGAGTTTTCGTTGACTCTTATGCTCCAGACACAACCCCTGTTCTAGTTGGTTATAAGGGTTCTAGCGAGACAGACGCAGCTGCGTTCTATTGCCCATATATTCCTCTAATGAGTTCTGGTGTTGTTCTAGATCCATCAACATTCGAACCAGTCGTATCGTTCATGACACGTTATGGCTACATCGAATTAACAAACACAGCATCATCATTCGGTAATGCTGCTGACTATGTTGGTGAAATCGCAGTTCAAAACCTAACATTCCAATAATCAAATCTTCTTTCGGGATGGGAAGGCAATTAAGCGCACTTTATGTGCGCTTTTTTGTGGCTAAATAAATTATGATTGAAATACTTTACACCCTCATAGCAACACACATCACTATCATATGTGTAACATTATTCTTACATCGTGGTCAAGCACATAAAGGAATACAATTTCACCCAATAATAAGTCACTTTATGCGTTTTTGGTTGTGGTTAACAACTGGCATGGTAACGAAAGAGTGGGTAGCAATACATCGCAAACATCATAGATACTGCGAACAACAAGGAGATCCACACAGTCCACATGTCTATGGTATATTGAAAGTATTATTTGGAGGAGCATTTTTATATGCAAGTGCGGCAAAAGATAATGAAATGGTTAATGCTTACGGCGTTGGCACTCCTGATGATTGGATTGAGCGTAAGTTATACACACCTTACAATGGACTTGGCATCTTTATATTACTTGTGTTGAATGTGTTATTGTTTGGGTGGTATGGATTTTTAATATGGGGTATACAAATGGTATGGATACCATTTTGGGCTGCAGGCGTTATAAATGGTATAGGACATTGGATAGGATATCGAAATGGAGAAACTAAAGACAAATCTAGAAATATATTTCCACTCGGCGTGCTTATTGGTGGCGAGTGTTTACATAATAACCATCATCTTGACCCTGCTAACCCCAAGTTGAGCAGGCGTTGGTTTGAGTTTGATGCAGGATGGATGTATTTGAATATACTACGATTTTTTAGATTAGCAAAACTTAGAGTCTAAAATCTGTATCAACTGTAATATCTAAAATAGATTTTTTCTTTTCTTTAGATTTTTTACGGAATAATCTATTACAGTTAGCACACAATGTTTTCAAATTAGATTTTTCTTTATTACTTTTGTTTCCGTCTTTGTATACTATATCTAATTGACATTTATCTTCTGGTATAAATCCACATTTTTCACATTTATTTTTCTTATGCAATAAGAATCCAACCTTTGGATCATATGCAGCCTTTGCACAACTACTACAATATTTGTGCCATTTCTTAAATCCATGCTTACTGATGCCATTTGGCTTGGCCAATGATACATTACAATGTTCACATAATGGTCTTGAAGGTTGTCGGGTTAACAT